GTAGTGGCACAAAACAATCCTGGTATGGAAATTAGGGTATTGCAATTTGATAGCCGAACTTTTCAGTATGTTCCAGTATACTTAAATTTTTAATAAAGGAAATAATATGAGTTTTATAGATTCCCTTGTCAAGGGAAAGCAGGAGTTACCTCCCCGAATCTGCATTTACGGAAATCATGGTATTGGAAAAAGCACAATCGCATCTCAATTTCCAGCACCTATTTTTATAAATACAGAGGACGGTATTGATTCATTAGACGTTACTTCATTTCCTCGCGCTGCTGAAATTAGTGACGTAGTTGGGGCAATCAAGACATTGCTTAAAGAAGATCACAAATTCAAAACACTAGTTATTGATTCAGTGGACTGGATGGTTGAGCCTTTAATCTCTAAAAATGTAGAATCATCGTATGATGCTAAAGACCTTGGATACGGTAAGAATCAGGTTTATGTAGCTGAGGAATTTCGTGAGATTCTTCAGGGTCTAGATGCACTACGCCGCAAAAAGGGAATGAATATCGTACTACTTGCTCATGCTAATGTAGTGCGCTATGAGAACCCATTAACCGAACCGTACGATAGATTTTGCCCAAAGCTGCCTAATCGCTGCAATGCATTGTTGCAGGAGTGGTGCGACGTAGTAGCGTACGCAGGTTTTAAAGTAATTGTCAAAAAAGCTGACGTAGGTTTCAATAATACTGTAAACCGTGGTATTACCACTGGTGAGCGTCTTTTACATGTAACTGAAAGCCCAGCCTATATTGCCAAGAATCGTTATGCCTGTCCTGATTCGTTTGAGATGACTATTGAAGAAATCTCAAAAAATATCCCTGTAGTATCTTAATAATCATAAAGGAAATATCATGAGTAAATTTGGATTTGATTTAAATGAGTATGAATCAGAAGAGCGTAGCTTTGAACCATTGCCAAAAGGTGAGTATGAATTAAAATGCTCCGAGGCAGAAATGAAGGTAACAAAAAGCGGTGGTGAAATGATTGCCGCAACTTTTGAGATTGTTAAAGGTCAATTTGCTAACCGCAAAGTATGGAATAACTATAACATTGTCAATAACTCTGAAAAAGCTCAACGCATCGGTCGTGAGCAGGTTTCAGCATGGGCACGTGCCTGCGGTAAGCCAAATGCTACCTCGGTAGATGAACTGCTTGAGCGTAGCTTTACGGCAGTGTTGGATATTGAAAAAGGTACAGAGGGTTATTCCGATAAAAATCGCATTGTAGGTTATGTTTCTAAGGATTCAGCCCCAGCAGTAAAACCTAAAGCTAAAGAGCCATCATTATTAGACTTAGAAGATGACAATCTTTCAACAGCTAAGGTAAAACCAGAAGCAAAAGAAGGTAAAAAGAAAAATCCTTGGGATTAATATTTTACGGGGTCTCGCTGAGCTAAAGAGTAGCTTAAACAACTGCTCGCCCCACCTCTAATAACGCAATAAAGGAAATACATGGCAACTAAAAAACCAGCACCAATTATGATTCCTGCAGCTGAGGATGAAATGATTGTGCGAATTTACGCGGGTATCAAGAAACTTTCAGATAGGGCAATGAGGTTGTCTAGGCTTGGTGCGTCAGGCATCGGAGAGGAGTGCCTCAGGAAGATCTGGATGGATTGGCGGGGTTATGACTCAGTTGAATTTGAGGGTAGAATGTTACGCCTTTTTGGTACGGGTAATCTTCAAGAAGACCGCATCGTTTCAGATTTAAAGAATGCAGGCTATTCAGTTTACGAGAAAGACTCCAACGGAGAGCAATTCACATTCACTGATAAGACTGGGCATTTTGTAGTCAAAACTGATGGAGTCATCAAGGGTGTACCTTCGGCTGAGAATACTCCGCATGTTCTTGAAATAAAAACACACAATAAAAAGTCTTTTGAGGAGTTAGAAAAGAAAGGTGTTGTCATTTCTAAGCCGATGCACTATTATCAAGTTCAGGCGGGAATGCTATTCAGCGGCATTGAACGTGGGCTTTACCTCGCTTTAAATAAAGATAATGAACAGTTTTACGTTCGGCGTATTAAGCCCGATGCCCACACTCAAAGTGATATTCTCAAGCGTATTGATATACTCGTTAATGCTGAAATACGACCTGCGCGTATTGGTGAAAGCCCAGAGACATACCCTTGCCGATGGTGCGACTTTAAAGAAGTATGTTTTGATATGAAGTCTCCCGCAGTGAATTGCCGCACGTGCGAATATTCAAGACCTATAGAAGACGGTAAATGGCAGTGTGATAGATTAGATATTGAATTAGACCTTCAAGACCAATTAGACGCATGTAAAATGTATTCACAGAAAGGAAAATAATGATGACTTCAAGTGTTACAACCTATAGTATTCCAAATTTAAAACAGATAGCTTTTGATTATGCTTTTGAATATTGTGAAAAGATTGCTGAAGCAAAGTTTCATGCTCCCAGTGAATTTATTAAAGTAGTCGAGATGTTTTATGAATCTCTAATAGAGGACACCTTAGATGAATCAGAATGAAGATAATGGATTTGAAGAATACTGGGAGAAGTTTAATAATTTAAACGTACTCAAAAATCTTGCAAAAGAAATCTGGGATGATGCATTTTTAGCAGGTGGAAAAAAACCATGGTTCTCTTTGACTAAAGAACAAATGGAAGCTATTAAAAATATGGAATTTGGAGAATAACATGGCTGATTTTTATTTAGGTATTGATCCAGGGATCAGCGGTGCATTAGCTGTACTAGACAAAGGTGGAGCTATTGTTCAGATTTTTGATATGCCGACTCTTGAGTATGTATCCGGCAAGTCTAAAAAACAACGCGTAAACCCTCAGGCAATTTGTGCTGAATTACGCCTGTTTAAAGACCGACAAGTTGAAGGTATGATTGAGCAGGTAAATGCAATGCCAGGACAAGGCGTAACGAGTATGTTCTCTTTTGGACGCTCACTCGGCATACTAGAAGGCACTCTCGCAGGTATTGATATTCCCTACACCCTCGTGACACCTCAAGTATGGAAGAAGGCTATGGGAGCAAATGCATCTAAAGACGGAGCAAGAGAGATGGCGATGCGACTCTGGCCATCAAAGTCTGAATTGTTTAAGCGTAAAAAAGATGATGGAAGAGCTGAAGCAGTCTTGCTAGCTTTATATCTTTTGAGGATTAGGAATGTTAAATGATCTTAAAGATGCACACACTGCAATAATGGCTAGTGGAGTCTGGATCTGTTTTGAAAAACAACCTACAATCAAAGAAGTTGATGATGCTCGTAGATTGTTGAATCAATTAACTGATGAATTGATAAAGGAGAAATTAGATGCTAACTCGGCAGTTAATCCCTCGCAGGAATAGAAGCCCCATGGCAACTCGGAGAAGGCAGTCTAGGCACGAGGTTCTAGCGCGGTTTAATTTTTTAAAGATGATAGTAACCGTAGGTAGGTATAAACCTCACCGATGGTGGGAACATAAACACCCAACTTATAGAAAATGGGAGAGTAGAAATGGCAACTAAAAAGCAACCCGCAGTAAAAGTAGAAGAATTAAAAGAGGAAGTAATAGAAGCTGTTAAGGCAGAAAAGCCTAAGCAGACTGAAGTAGAAATCCGTAAAGAAATTGAGGACTTAACCTTAATGGGTCGTGATGCCCCAATGACCGAGCAGATTTACGGTATATTAAAACCAGTGCCGAAGGATCCTTCAGATATTCTACCTGAGCCAAATGGCTTACTGCAGGGAGTTTCTGACCCTTTACAGCGTTTTATAAATTTGTATCAACCTAGTGAACTGGTAATGCGTCAAAACTTTAGAAAACATCTTTTTCAAATTCTACAAGATTGGCGAGAGCGTTTTAATACAGAGGAGAATAAAGATGAGTAACGAACATATTTGGACTGCTGCAGGTACAGACATTACCATTCGCTGGAGAATAAACGGTTGGATTCCACCTTCTGAGCAGCAAAAATATAAAGAGAAATGGAAGTATTTTCAAGAACTTCCACTTCGCACTCTAGATGACAGAGCTAAAGAAGCCTATGAGATTGTTCTAAAACGTGCTAAGGTAGCCCGTATTAGGTAGTTTTATTTCCATAGACCTTTAGCTTTTCCAGCTTCATAAGCTAGAGGTGCTCCAATAGCCAACCCCGTACCTATAACTTTTGCAGGTGGGTATGGGGTTAGGCTAGCGAGACCACCTAATCCACCTATAGTGTGCGCAACACCTGCAGCTGTACGACCTTCTGGAAAGTCTTTTGCAGCCTCATATAAATCATATGCTCCAGCTCCACCTGTAATTGGACCAGCTAACTTTCCACCAACCCATTTTGCACCGTTCCAGACTTTACCCATATTAGTGAGTTCAGGCAGGGCGGCAGACTCTTGAAGTAGTCGCGCTTTGTCAGCTAGGCGCGCTGCCATTTCTTTATTGCGAGTTACTTCGGTAGGTGTACTAGACTTTAATTGGTTTAGAGCATCTTCTAAAGATAAAAACTCAGATTTAGCCTGTTGATGCGCTTTTGTCGCTTGAGATAATTTGTCTCGCGCTGCTTCGGCAACACTACGGTCAACTTTTTCTACACCGCGCGCTGAACTCGCATGAGTGGGTAGCATGATATTTGAGCGTTCGGGTACCATGGCATATCCAGGACCAATCTTAGCTTCTGCATTTTTGACCTGCTTCATAATGTCCC